AGAATCAAAAACAAGAAGTTGCGAAAACCGAAGGATCCGAACTGGCGCATCTCCTGGCAGTTCCCTCGCCGGATCACGACCGATAACGGCAACGACCACGCCGCGCGCCTGGCGAACCTGGCCGCAGGCGCGACCACGCTCAAAGACGAATACGGCGACCAGGGCAAGAACTGGATCCAACAGACGCGGCAATGGATCAATGAGCCGATCAAGTTCCTCGAGATGGCGAAGGACCAGCTCGCGCAATCCGGTCTGCCGCCGGAGATGCAGGAAATCATGCTGCAACGCTGGGCGCAGAATCTTCCGCTTTGGCGCGTGGGCATGCCTGGCGCCACCGGCGGCGCCGCGCCGGCTGCACCGGAAGACGACACGCCCGGGAAGACGAAGAAGGACAACAAGCCGGCTGCGCCGAGCACGCCGCCCCCCAAGCCGGCCGATGAGCCCAAGAAGAAATAAGCCATGCGCTACGATCAACTTTTCACGAAACTGTTTTGCCAGCCGCTCCTGATCGAACCTGGATATCGCGTGGGCCTGGAGCTCGCGCTCGTCTCGATGATGCAGGGGCGGCCCGTCGAGCCGCCGCAAATGCGCAAAGTCGATGAAGATCGGCAAATGGCGCGAAGCGACCAGCTCCTGGAGATCCGCGGCGACACGGCGATCATTCACATCGACGGCGCGATCGATAAGAACCTCTCCTGGATGGATCGGCTGTGTTTTGATGCCACGGACCTGCGCGACGTGGATAAGGCGCTCGCTCGCGTGGCGAGCGACCGGTCGATTGCGAATGTGCTGATCGCTCTCGATTCGCCGGGCGGGAGTTTCCCCGGCGTTCCGGAGACGGCCGGCCGCGTGGCCGCGCTTTCGAGTGCCGGCAAGAATACGATCGCGTTTTGCAACGACATGGCGTGCAGCGCGGCCTATTGGATCGCGGCGCAGTGCGACCAGGTCTTTGCGCCGGCCAGTGCCAGCGTGGGATCCATCGGCGTCTATCTGGCCATTATCGACCAGTCCAGGCGTCTGGAGGAAATGGGCCTGAACGTCCAGGAGCTGAAAAGTGGCGACCTCAAAACTGCCGGAGCACCTTGGAAGCCGCTTACCGAATCCGAGCGCGACCACCTCCAGGAGCGCGTGGACCACATCGGAGCGATGTTTCGCGCGGCCGTGACCAGCAAACGCGACGTGCCGGACGATGCGATGGAGGGGCAAAGTTTCATCGGCGACACGCCTGGTGAAGACTTCCGGAGCGCGCTCACGGCCGGACTCATCGACGCGATCGTGCCGACGATGGAGGACGCTCTGGACGAGTTCTAGGGCGTTGACAAGGCGCGGCGGGCACTATGAGTCCGTACTCCCGCCTCTTCACCCGCGCCCAGGCTTTCGGTTTCTTTCTCGCTCCGGAGGGCGCTGGCGGCGGTGGCGGCGGCGGTGGCACGCTGAAGGAAAAGCTCACCACGGCCCAGGCAAAGGTCACTGAGCTCGAAGGCAAGATCTCGGACCTCGAAGGCGATAAGGAATCGCTGGAGGGCGACGTGAGCACGCACCAGGCGACGATCAAGCGTCTCGAGTCCGAAAAAACCAAGCTCTCCAAGGAGCTGAACGCTGAGAAGGAAAAGGTGACGACCCTGGAGGGCGAAAAGACGCAGCTCACGAAGGACCTGGCCGCGGAAAAGGCAGAGGTCACCAAACTCAAAGGAGAGGCCAAGGATGCCGACGAGCTGGCTGGGGAAAAGGCAGCGGCCAATGGCCATCCGCCCACTCCGACCGATGCGGCCAAGACCGGCGGGAAAGCCAAGGACGGCGCCGCCCTCAATGCCGAGTACGAAAAGCTGAAGGGCCGGGAGCGCACCGCATTTTTCCGCGAACACGAGAAGGCCCTCATGGCCTACGCGAAGGAACTCGAAAAGGCCGGCTGATTGACACGCCCGGAAACCGAAACCGCTCCGCTCACAAAGCCGCCCAATTTATGAAACTCTTCCGACTCGCCGTTCTCGCGATCCTCGCTCTTTTGTTCGCCGTCTTCGCCACACAAACGCCGCTCGCCCAATCCAATCCGGCGAGTGCGCTCGTGGCGGCGGCGGTTATTGCCTGGGGCGTCTCGCTCGCGTTGAACGACGTTCGCTCGCCCCTCTGCCGCGCGGTCACGGTTCCCGATGGCCTGAAGCTCGATCGGATCCTGAACACGGCGCTGGTCGCCTTGAAGCGCCGGCTGCTCCCGATCATGGCGTTCAGCACGGTCTTCCGCGATGTGATGCTGCAGGGCACCGATATCGTCCAGGTGCCGTTCGTGCCGCTGGACCAGACGGCCTCGCTCGATTTCGACTATGACATCGGCTACGAATCCGGCGACGGCACGCTGGAAACCCGTCCGGTGCAGATCAACCGGCGCAAGTATCAGCCGCTGGCGATCACCGGCCAGCAACTCGCCCGGCAGCCGATCCTCGAGCTCGAGAAGATCATGGTCGCGAAGGCGAACCAGCTCGCCGAGGACATCATCAACGATATTTTCTCGGTGGTCACCCTCGCGAACTTTGGGGCGGCCGTGTTCACGGGTGCTTCGAGCGGGTTCGACAGCGACGATATCATCACGATCCGGAAGGCGCTCGAAAACGCGATGTGGCCGGTCAACGGACGCTCGCTGATCCTGAACACGGATTACGATGCGGCGCTGCTCACCGATAGCGCGGTGAAGGCCGCGTATGCCTTTGGTGGCAGCGAAGCGATCCGCGAGGGCAAGGTGCCAAAGATCCTCGGCCTCGACTACTACAGCGCGCCGATTCTGCCAGGCAACGCGGAGAACCTGGTCGGCATCGCCTCTCTACCGTTTGCGATTCTGATTGGCTTCGCGCCGATCGAACCGCCGCCCGGCGCCCGCAAAGTGATGGTCGATTATCGGACGGTGTCCGACGACAACGGTCTCACGCTCGAGTATCGGGAATTCGGCGACGCCAAGGGCGACACCGATTACCGGATCATCGAGTGCAACTATGGCTTCGCGAAGGGCGACGCCGCGCAGCTCAAGCGCCTGACCTCCGCGTAATCCCATGCGCCGCGCGATCACCATTGGCATCCGGCACGGAAAGGATCTCCCTGAGATCATGACCGGCCCGGACATGCCGCTCAAAGAGCACACCGCCGGTTTCAAGAAACTGCGCGAGACTCGGTCCCATCCGGACTTCCAGCGCGTGGAGATCTGGCACTCCGATAGCGGCCTGGTGCGCAAAGCCCGTTTTCTGACGCCTGACGGCGCGGTGGCCGCGGAAGCAAAGGAAGCCGCGGAGAAGGCGCAGACCGCCGCCGCACAACCCAAGCCGAAGCCCGCCAAGCCTAAAAAGGAAAAGCCGGCCAAATAAACTTTCGCGACCGTTCCGCAGCAAAAACCGTTATGAAACCCAAAATCCCAATCATTCTCGCCCTTCTCGCCTCCGGTCTTGTTTGCCTCGCCGGTACCAAGGTCGTCAATTCACACCTCGGCTTCCAAATCGGCTCCGCGGCCACCGAGCTTGTTGGTTTCTGGGGAGCGACGCCTGTCGTCCAGCCCACGTCGGCCAACCAGGCTGCGTTGACGGATTCCACCGGCGGTTCGGCCAGCAATACGACACTGGCGGCCGTAACTGCGCCCTCGGCGATCACGGACAGCACGGGCGGCAGCGCGGGGACCACGCTGGCGGCAATCACCACCTTTACGCCTTCCGTGGCCTGGAACGGATCGAGCGTGTATCCGAGCGCGGCCGATGCGACTGCGATCGCGGCCGCGATCACCTCGGAGAAGAATTCTTTGGCCAGTCTGGCCGCACGCCAGGCGGAGGACCGCGCGGCGATCGTTGCTCTGACGGATGCGACTGCGAAGGAAACGAAACTCCTGAACGCGATCCGGAGCGCCCTCGTCGCCGCCGGCCTGATCAAAGGCTCGTAATCTTTTTCCGGTTGGTGGGAGAGCCGGTGGGTCCGCAGGGCCGCCGGCTCTCTCCATTTCCAGACGTCCCTATGGCCAAGAACCCCGAACTGATCCCGCACAAGCTCGTCGCGCAACTTTACGACCTGGACGCCCAGATCGAGGAGCTGAAGGACAGAAAGGCCGCGCTCGAGACCGAACTGATCGACTGCGGAGAAGGTCATTACGTCGAGATCGAGGAGCGATCGCCGGGCGCGGGCAAGCGCAAGGCAGTCGTCGTTAAACCGTCCGCGCCGAAGCCGACCTATACTCTCTACCCCGATGCGCTGAAAAAGGCTTTCCTCGAGGCCAGGGAAGCAAAGAAGGCCACACCGGAGCTCCTCGAGGCATTCGCTGCCGATCAGGAAGCGAAGGCCCGCAAACTGGCGGGAATCAATTTCGGCATGATGTTTGACCGTGTGGTCGTCTATCGTCCGGCGCCGGCGTTCGCCGACCTGGTTACCAGGCTAATGGGCAAGGCGACGGCCACCCGCGATAAGTTGCTCCTCCTGTGCCAGGTCACGAAGAAGGCGGGAGCCGATCACGTGAAGCTTCTGGACAAGCCGAAGAAACAGGAGGCGGCAGACGAGGAGGAATAATGGAAGGCGAGCCCAAAGCGTGGTGGGAAGAGCTGGCGGAGGGCTGGGAACGCATCGCGAATCGCCTCGAAGCCAAACCCAAGGGCGATGCCTCCCCGACCGCTACAACGAACAACACGGCGCGCGCCGTGGCCGTCACCGCCAAATCGCTTGCTGCCGGGCTCAGGGCAGCGGCTCGTCGCGCTGACACCGGGATAGGGAATGGCCAGACTTGATCAATTGCAGGGGCGGGGATTCCGCTTTCTCGTCAATAACTCCAACGCCCCGACGATCTCGACGAAGGGCGGGACGGCGAAGCTGCTCAGCTCGCCGATCGGCATGGGCGCGACGATGCAGGAACACGGCTACTGGCCGAAATTTAACGGAGTGGTGGAATTGAGCCGGGCGGATTTCATCAAGCTCAGGATCAAGGACCGGACTGTGGTGGAGTACCGCAACAACGCGGCGAACAAGCTGAAGGTGGCCCTCAGAGTGATCGGGATCGAAGACAACGGCGCGAGCGCCACCGTGAAGCTGACCTTGGTGTGGGAGCCTGGCGGAAAGGAAGGGTAGCGTTTATGAGCGCGAGCTCGCTCGATATCGAGGGATGGGTGGCGATGTGCCAGGAGCTTTCCCGAATGTCGGGCAAAGACTTCCGCGAGATCATCGTCCCGGAGGTGGGGCAGCTCCTCCGGGCTTGTGTGCGCCGCATGGGGCCTCGGCGCCCAGACGGGGTGATCGCGAAGCGGGTGAGCGCGCATGGGTCGTATATCGAATTTGCGGACGGCACCAAGATCAACACCTGGAAAAAGAGCGACCATGCGGAGATGTTCCTCGATGACTCCACCTATCCGCTGTACGCGGCACGGTGGCCGAAGAAGAGCCGGATCCCGCCGATGGAGGCCGGGAAGAGCTGGCACGCGATGAACGACGCGAACAGGCACTGGTCGGGGCCCCGCTTCGCGAAGTTTGAAAAGCTGGATGCGGAGCGAGTGGCCGTAATGAATCGGCGATATCTGGAGGCCCTGAGTGCGCGTGGGCTCGCGCACAAGACCTGGAACGAGATCGCGGAGCTGCTCGGGCTCAGCCTCGATATCCCGAAGTGGGTGAAGAACGCGAAGGACCCGAAAGGGCGGCACTTCCAGGAAGCGCTCGCCACGACGATTATCGACCAGGCGGTGTGCATCGTGGAGTTTGTGAACTCCAATCCGCTGGTAGTGGGCAGGCTGAGAGGCGAGGAGGTCCTCGCCGGCGCGCTGCGCGATCGGGAGAAGGCTTTCATGATCGATATGCAGAAAGGCGTCTTCGACGATGTGGTACGCCGGGCACAGCGATATCCGGGCGTGTTCGTGAATTGACGTCCCGCTGACGGTATGCCCGCTCCCGATCTCGCCTCGCTCCTGGACCCGACGACACTCGTCGAGGCCGCGGTGAAGAAGCTTTTGACCAAGCCACCGAAGACGGTGGACGCGTTTGTCTCGAGAGAGAGCGGGACGCTGACGGCCGAGCGGGTGAACATCACTTTCACACTCGGGAAATGGAACGGGCGATGGTTCAAGGACCGCGGCGGGAAGTGGCGGCATTCGTGCTGGGAATACACTTTGCAGCTCGATATCTGGACGAAGCGCCTCGCGAAGGACAAAGGGCGCCATGCCTTCCTCCGCGGGAAGCTCCCGGCGCTGCTCACGGACGCCGTGCTGGATCCCAAGTTTCTGGCCTGGCACACGCTCGCCTCGCTGAATGAACTGGGCGGATCGGAAAGCATCCAGGCGGGGGATGACATGGACACTTCGTTCCTGAAGTATGGCGGGCTGGTGACGGTCCGGAGCGATTCCTGGCCGTGATTGACAAGGCGGCGATGGCACTATGCGCCCGCCACTCCGTCTCCTCTCGCTCGCCCTCGCTTGTGTCCTCGCGTTGCCGTTCGCCGGCCGCGCAGCCGACTACACCGTCACCGCGGCCAATGTCGTTCCGAGCGCGGATGCTCAGCTCGCGCGCGGCACGGCCGGGACCTCGATCACCGCGGGCATGGCTCTCGCCAAGGATTCGACCGGACTGCTCCAACCGTATGACTCCAACAGCGGCACGGCGCTCCTCCGCGTCTTTGTGGGGATCGCATGCGGCGGCGGTGCGACGGGCCAGCCGATCGTCTACTGCACCCAGGACCTGACGGGCTTCACGCCTGGTTTCACGGTGGCGGCCGGTGCGATCGTGATTGGATCGGCGACGGCAGGACTGCTTTGCCCGGCCGCGGATCTCGCGACCGGGAACTATCTCACGATCGTCGGCGTGGGGATCGGTTCGAACAAAATCAAGTTTTCGACTTTGGCGGCGGGCGTGGCCACGCCGTAACCGGAGAGCGTTGACACCCACGCGAGGCACCTATGGCGAACGCTCAACTCCAACAGACCTACGTGCGGCTGCAGCGGGAGATTGCCGATCACGACCGGCAGATCAAGGAGCTCACGGAAATGCGCGCCTCGAAGGCTGAGGCGCTCGAGCAACTGAAGGCGCACGCACCCACTCGGCCCGGCGAAGCGAAATCAGAGGCACCCAAGGCGCCGACGCCGACACCGCCCGCCGAAGCTAAACCACCGGAGACACCCAAGAAGTAAGCCATGAGCGATCCCGCAAAAACTTTTAACGACGGGGGAATCAAGTTCAACCGTCAGACGGTGAGCCTGAAGGACACCGATGGAACGCAGACCGACTACGTGCTCAAGAAGGGGAACCTGAAGGCGGGCGTGAAAAAGGTGACGTCGGACAACCAAAACGGCGTCGAATACAAACAGGCCGGCATGGCCAAGATTCCGGAAGGAAAGTTCAGCCTGCAGTACATCAACCCGACCGACAAAGTGCCGGCGCAGATGCAGTACTTCACGGCCCAGGATAGCGGCGGAAACACGCGCAACCTCGTTTTGTGGGAAGTGGACGATCAGTTCGGCGCCGGTGAGGAAGCCGTGATCGAGTGCGACGTCTCGGAGAAGCAGGCCCAGTAAGAGGGGCCCCGCGCCCCGATCGCGCGCATGCTCCTTGATGATATCCCAGGGCTGAAGCGTGCGGTGGCCCGCGCGCGAGCGAAGGAGGCGATGATTCGCGAAAGGGCGTATCTGCCTTGCTGCCTGCGCATTTCCGGGATCGACGTCCATCCGTTTACCCCGCGTCACTATCTTCTCCTGGACGCCGCGCGATCGCCGCTGATCGGCTACCCGGGCGAGGTGCTCCCCGAGCACGTGGCGCAATTTCTGTGGATTATCTCGACGGCTTTCGTCCTGCCGTCGCACCAGATGCCTTTGAGGGAGGTGAAGAAGATCCGGGCGAAGTTTGGCGAGCGGGTGCGCCGCGTTCACTACCTTCCCGCTCGAAAACAGATCCGGGCGTATATTGACGAAGCGTGGTTTGATGCGCCGCCGGTCAACCACACAACCGAGGACGCTCCTCATGCCAGTTTCGCCGCGACGCTGGTCGAGCGGTTTTTGCCCCGACCGGTGGCGACGTTCGACTCGCGCGGCCAGCCAATCATTGGCGGCGGGACGTTGGACACGCCCTTCTCTCAACTCTTCCAGGTCCTGCGCTTGATGAATCGGCGCGCGGACCCGGATTGTTTCCTGAGCAACCCGCTGAGCGATCGCGTGGAGCGCGAGTGTGTCCGGCGGTATTTCAACCGGAAGAAGGCCCGGAAGGCGGCGCGGGCGGCGAAAGCAGCCGCGGCGAGAGAATCCCAGGCGTCTGGAAATCGACAAGCGGAGGGGGGGAAACCATGAGCGGCCAAAACGCCATCATCGCCCGCATGGGCATCGATCTGAACGGGCTGAAGGGCGACCTCACGTCCGCGGAGAAGCTGGCGGTGCGCGCCGCGAACCAAATGGCCTCCGAGCTGAACAGGGCCGCCAAGGGCGGCGGAGGTGGCGGCGGCAAGGGCCATGGGCACGGCGGCGGGGGTAATGCGCGCATCTTTGGCGATCCGATCAACGCGGCCACGGGCACGACGGGCAACGTGAGCAAGATCGGCATGCTTTCGCACCTCACGGGAGCAGCCGGCCCGGCGGCCGGCTTGCTCCTGGTCGCACAGACCATCAGCGGCATCGCGAAGGCGATGATGGAGCTCGAGGCCTCCACGAACGAGATCCGGAAGGTCCGCGGGAAGGGAACGCAGAGCTGGTCCGACAAGCTGCTTCCATTCAACCTGCAGCAGGGCGTGCAGGCCGGGGATGCGCAGGCGACTTCCGTGGAGGGCATGCGCGCCCAGAGCGACAAACTCGGCAAGGTAGCCTCCAAACCGCTGGAGCACGGGTTCATGGCCTCGCTGGGCGCGATGATCGCGCCGGCGCTGGTCAATCCCATCGTCGACAAGCACGAGGAGGAGAAGCGCGGCGCCCTGGACGATCAGCTCAAGATCTCGCAGAAGATCGCCGAGGCCACGAAATACGAGGCCGAAGCGAAGGAAGAAGCGGTCCACCAAAGCGAGCGGCAGGGCGAGCTCGATCTCGCGCAGTTTGAACACACCCAGCGGATGGCCGCCATTGCCGATCGCCAGGCGAAGGGCGAGAAAGGGGAAGAGGGCGGCATCCTCGGGCCGGAGGCGGTCGCGCTGAAGAAGGCCGAGGTGGAAAGCTTCGAACGCGCGAAGGAGGCGATCAACCTCAAGCACGCCGCGATCGCGCGGGAAATCGCGATGCAGAACACGCTGACCTTTCTGCGCGAGAAAGGGGATGACGAGGGCGTACAATCCGCCGAGGAGCGCGTGCGCGCCGCCCAGGCTGAAGTCGAGGCCGCGGCGGCATTGACGCAGGAGGCGCAAGATAAGGCGGCTGCAAATCTGAAATCCGCGCAGGCCGACCTGCTGCTTGCGACCCGGCACCGGGATGTGGTCCGCGCGGAACAGCAGTCACAGATCTCGATCGCGAACATGCAAGTGAGCGCGGATGAGAAGCACCTGGCGGCGCTCGCAGCCGAAAGGAAAAATTTGGAGGAAGAGCGGGCGCACGCTGACGCGGACCGGCAGAAGCAAATCGACGTCGCGCTGGCGAAGAATGACGAGAGCACCCGCGGCGCCAAGAGCACCCTCACGAGCGACGCCTTTGGCGAATCCAATGCGCGGATCGATGCGGGGCAGGGCGTCGGGCAGAGTGAAGCGCAGCGCGCAGCCCTCGGCCACATCGGCGAGGAGGAGGACCGCCTGAAGGAGATGAATCGGGACAGGGAGCACTATTCGGATCAAGACCGAGCTCAGCAGGCGGCGAAGATCCAGGGGATGAGGCGCGCGTATGACGACGTTGATCACAGCATTCGCATGGGCAATGAGGCCGCGAAGGCGCAGACGGGCGAGATGGCGATGCAACTCGATCACCAGACGACGCTCGCGGACGCGGTCAGAGAACAATTCGAATACGCGCAGAAAATCGCGGAGGCGCAGCGCAACGGGAACGATGCTCTCGTGGCGCAGCTCAAAACGCAAAAGGATCTGGCGCTCGCGTTATCGGCGCAGCGGGCTGATGAAGCGAAACGGGAGAAGCGTGGACTGACACTTGGAGACCTGGCCAAAGATGGCGGCACGTACGGACACCGCGCCCGCCAGGTCAACCGGTTGGAACAGCGGGCAGACCGGCTGCGAGGGCATGGGCGGATCGCGGAGAGCGACGCCCTGCATAACCGCGCGGACGCGGCGCGCCGCGGTCTCGAGCGGTCGGGCGTCCTGAAGCCGAGCGAGGCGAACAAGGACATGACGGCGGCTCTCGACAAGTCCGAGGTGCTGAAGGCGATCAAGACGAACACGGAGAACCTGGGCAAGAACCGATGAGCGATCCCATAGGCACACTCTACGACGGCGACCACGAAAAGCCGTTCATCTGCGGCCCCATCGTGACCTGGGTGGACGAGGAGACGCGGGCAAAGATGACGAAGATCCCGTATCGTGTCCGCGCGCCATTCTACAAACCGCTTCCCCGGGGTGCCCGCAATCCGCTTGCACCGCAAGCTTCGCTCATCGAGCAGCCGAAGCCGAAAATCGTCGTGGGCGATCTCTACGAATACGATTTGATTTTCGCGACGGTACCGCAGCGGCCTGACGAGCCGCTGCCTTACGTGATGAATTATCAGATTTTCGTGCGGGCGAACTTTACCGATCCTCTGCAGCTCATGGAGCTCGCGATCCCGCTGACCGCCACGGTGAGTTGGACCTACTACAACACGACAACTCCGGAGAAAATCAAACTGCGTGAGGCCTTTCGCGTGGTCGAACTCGCGGGAAGGTTCTACGGCATCGGGACTCAGCCGAAGCCTACGGATCCGACATGGCTGGCCGAAAACGAAACCCTCACTCGCAAGTGGGAGGGCGGAAACATCTGGGAGAAAAAGTCGATCATCGTGCCGGCTCCGGGCAAAGCGAAAGCGATCACCTGATATGGCCGCCGATTATTCCATGCGGCTTAAGGCGGGCGAAAGGTCGCCCTCGATGCAAGAGGCAGAAACGGTCAACAAGCAGGTCCTTGAACCGATCGAGGCGATGGTGAAGATGTCGTTCATTCCGGCCGACGCGGTGGTGCTGACCATCAATGGGGCGAAGGCGACTATGGATTTCACGAAGCTGAAGAAATCGATTCTGAGCGGTGACGGCGGCAAGAATATGATCTCTGGCGTTTACGTGATGGTGAACGGGACGCGCTACCTGACGAACATCCTGACAGACGGAACCCTCAACCCAGCATGAGTGCCCCGGTGATCATCGGGTTTGCGAACTACTCGGGCGATGCGCTCGATAGCTCGAAATTCAGCGGGCAATTCACGCCGTTCCTCCGGGACAAGAGTCTCGACGCGGCGGCGTTTCCCGTGGGTGTGGCACTCGATGTCGTGGATAAGTGGTTTCACCGCGCCCGGATTTGGAGTCTCTCGACGGATGCCAAGGTTTCTGGAGGCGGCGGCAGTGTGGCCTTCGTTCAGGGCGTCCAGGCTCCGAGCGCGTGCGATGCCGCCGGTACTCCGATGGCGAGCGAGAAGGATCACGCGGCCGTAGGGGCGGCAGTGCTGTGCAACGCGGTGCCCGATATTGTGCCGGCGTCTGGCTACACGATCAGCGGCTTGCTCGCGATATCGCTCTTCCGCTCAACGGGCTACGCTGTGCCAGCGATCTACTACAACGGGACCGACTACTTCCCGGCCATCGGGATCGGCGCCAATCTCTCGCTCGATAACGGGACAAATGCCGGGCAGCTCGAGTTGAGCTCGGATCCCGCCTCGTTCTCTCCCGCGACGGGCAGTATCGACGCTACGATCGATGGGGTGACCGTGCCTCTCTACTACAAGTTCACGAGCAACGGCACGGGCGCGATGACCCTCACGCATTTCGACCTGACGATCGCCTCCTACTGGCCGTACAACGCAAAGGACGGAACCCCGATTTACGACGTCACGAACGGGCTCCAGCTTCAGGACCCGCGGGTGGATCTGCTGCCGAAGGGCGATTGACACGCACCGGCGAGCGTGAGTCTCGCTTCGCTCGATTTTGTCGTCAATTGCCAGGACACGACCAGGAAAGGACGCCTGGTGTCTTTTGACGCCCAGGGCGTAGACGATTCCGGGCAGCTCCTTATGCGCCATGAAACCGTCACGGTGAACCTGCGGCCCGTGAAGCCCGGTATCTCGACAGACTGGGTGGATCTCGACGTCGAAGCGGCCCGCGCGGCGAATGGCGTGCGCCTGGGGGTGGGGGAATTCGACAAAGCGCCGGCGACGGGGTCCTGGCCGCTGGCTCTGAATGGCGATAGCACCGGCCTGACCGCGCTCGATGGATCGATCACCGCCGATGCACTGAAGGCGTTGCTGATTGCAAATCCGGCCGTGGTGGCCGCCGGGGGGATCTCGGCCGTGACTTTGACGGGCAGGACCTACCGCATCTACTACACGACGACGGGGGCGAAGCCGGATTTCACGACGACCGACAATGATCTTTTGCCGCTCTCGGCCGTTTCGATCTCGCGGGCGGTGGTGGGCGATGACACGCACAAGGAAGTCGTGGCGATCACGGTCAAGCGGCGGCCGTATGCGTACTGTGACTCGTGGACGGCCGCGCCGGCGGCGAACGTGAGTTGCGCCATCACGATCGCTGGGGCGGCCGTGGATCCGAAGGCCGATTGCGTGCAGACGATCACGCTGACACCTGGCTGCTATGACGGGCGCTACTCGATCCCCGTGGTGCTGCCAAACACGGGAACTGGCGACGGGGGTACGAACATCACGCAAGCGATCACGTTTTTTGCGACGGATGACGCTGACGCGATGCTCGCCCGGCTCCAGACGCATCCGGAGGTGGTCAAGGATGGGACGAGCGGCGTGTCGGTGACGGGCGTGGCCGGAGGACCCTACACAGTGACGTTCATCAATCACTTGGGAAGCCTGGTGATCGCGGAGATGGTGCCGGCCAATATCGACCTGGCGGCGCCGCGAACGCTGACGGGCGACCTCGATCTCAACCAGGATGGCATGGCCGAATTTTTCGACACGGTCACCGGCGACACGGCGAGCCTGGTCGTGGAGCTGGAGATTCAATTCCCGGGCGGGAGCCCGGCGAAGCCGTTCCAGGACGCGTGGACCTTTGGGCGGGATCTCTTCGACAACGAGACGCTGCGGCCGCGGACGGATGCGACTTTTCCGACGAACGGGGAGATTGTCCGTTATCTGCGGGACATCACGGATTTTGCCGGGCTTTCGGCGATCGATACGGCGGGAGGCAGCGTGCAGTGCGTGGTGGTGAGCATCGCCGGTGCACCTCGAATGTGGGAACTTGTCGCCGGCACGGACGCCACCGACACGGCCAGCGGAATCCAACGGCCGGATGACTTCGACGCGGATACGAATGCCTACGTGTGGAAATCGGTTTTCTGACCTCTTTTTCTTATGAAAACTCTACGCCTCTTTTTCCTCTCGCTTTACCTGGTGCTGCACTCCTGCACGCCGATTTTTGCGCAAACCCAGGCAGTCACGATCAACGTCGGCACGAAGCGGATTCAACAGGCGTCGATCAAGCTGCCAAGCAGCGGCCTGTTCACCGTTGAGAGCGGGGGCACGCTTTCAATCGCCGGCGTGATCAGTGGAACGCCTAGCGGGGGCACGCTAAATCTCGGCGGCTTGACCCTATCGCTCGGGACGCCGGCAGCCGGCACTCTTACCAACTGCACCGGCCTGCCGATCTCAACCGGCGTATCCGGTCTTGGCACTGCAGTGGCCACCTTCCTGGCGACTCCTAGTTCGGCAAACCTGGCCGCTGCGATCACCAATGAGACGGGAAGTGGCGCCTTGGTTTTTGCGACGTCACCAACGCTCGTCACTCCGATCCTTGGCACGCCCACGAGCGGAACTCTCACAAACTGCACCGGGCTCCCGATCGGGAGTGGTGTTTCGGGGCTGGGGTCGGGCGTCGGCACTTTTCTAGCGACGCCGACATCGGCGAATCTTGCCGCCGCGCTCACCGATGAGACGGGGACCGGTGCCGCCGTATTCGCCAATACGCCGACGCTCGTTACTCCAAACATCGGCGTAGCCACTGGAACAACTCTTACCGTGACCAACGCGGGCGACCAGCTCAACTTCAATTACGACTCCTCCCATCGTTACAAGGTGGCCTGCTCACAATTTGGAGTTCTCCAATTCAACGGGCTCGACGCCGGCCTTGTGCAATTCCAGGTCGCCGGCACGACTTTCTTTTCGGTCGGAAACAACGCGGCCGTTTATTCGGGCCAGTTCGTCGGGTTCCACTGCAACAATACGAACTATGTCGCGGGCCGTTCGCGATTCGGTGTCTCTGGAGCAGACGCGGCCGCTGCGCCTGGACTGAGTGACGGCGGCGCTGCTGACACGATTGGGTTTTGCATCGGCGGAACTGATTACGGAAAGATGACCACATCGCTTCTCAATCTGAGCGTCGGCGTCGCCGTGCCGACGCACACGCCATCCAGCGCGAGCGACACCGGCGTCGCTGGAACGATCACCTGGGACGCGTCCTATCTCTACGTGTGTACCGCAACGAACACGTGGAAGCGCGTCGCGATCGCGACCTGGTAACTCTATGATACGCATCAAACCCGGAGCTCGCCTCCGCCTCATCCAATCGACCGACGCCACGCCGGTCCCGATCGCCAACGGAATTGGCGGCATCCTCAACAATCCGGACGTCGAGCAATACTCGACGTTTCCGGCAAGTCCATTCGACGCGAACAAGAACTTCATCGCGCCGCAAGCCGGATTCTTCCGCTTCAACACCGCGGCCGAAATCCAAACCGGCGGCCTGTTGCTCGTCTCGATCGCAGACGCACGACGTGGGCAGCAATATGACAGCGCGGTCCAGGGCGCCCAGAACCTCTCCGGACGTCTCGACGTCACGCTCTATTTGGAAAAGGGCGACGCCGTGCAGCGGTATATCTCGCTCTATGACGGGACCGACACGACCGTCTTTCCACGTGCCAACAGCAATTTCTACGAGATCGAGTATCTCGGGCTGTAAGGCGATCTAAACTGTCGAATACGCCGACGCCGGCCTCCCGGCGTCGGCGTTTTCTTTTGAACGGCGAGTTGATTGACATGCCGCAGGGGCGTGACTCCGATCCTCGATACTGTTCAAGAATTTGCCGATCGCCATCCGTTTGCGACCGGGTCGATCGGGACAGGGAGCGGCGTGGCCGCGGCGCTACTGAGGGAGATCCATTCGGTGGCCGGCCTGGCTGCGGACCTGGGCATCATCTTCGGTTGCGTGGTGTCGTTCCTTACGGGGATCATTCTGAGCGGCCGCCTGGTCGTGGCGATCGCGGCAATGCTGCAACGGCGCCGGCGCAATATGCTGCAGCGCCGCCGGCATGCGAAGGACACGGGGCCGGAAGAGGACATCGACGAGCTGGTGCCGTGATTGACAGCGCGTGACCGGTATGAATCGATTCCTCACGCTCGTTTTCGGAATCTGCCTGCTCTGCGCGGGCTGCTCCACGCCCGGCGAAAAGCAATTCTGGCATAACGCCGGGACCGGCGCGGCAACGGTCTGGCACGCCGCCGGGCCCGCCGCGCTCACGGTCTCCCAAGTCGTCGCCAATGCGGTCCTCACTGGGGTGTTCATGAAGGCGGAGAGCACTCAGGATCTGCAGGACAAGGGGGACAAGCTGGACAGCCTCGCGGCTGGCTTGCGCACTCTCCAAACCGACACGGGCGGCGTCCTTAGCCCTCAGGTAATCGCGGCGACGGTGCTGCCGTTCACCGATCCAACGAAGACGCATTGGTCGGTGCTCGCGAATTCGGTGGCGACGGCCGTCACGACTTCGCCTCTGCCGCAGAACCAAGCGCTCGAGCAGGCGGCGACCACTCTCAACACGATGGCGGCCGCGACACGGCCGCCCGCAGTTCCGACCACTCCACAATCATGAAATTCTTCGACTTCCTTCCCGGGCCGATCCGCGATCGGATCATCCAGTTTCTCGTCTCGAAGGCTGGCGGCTACCTGGCGCTTGCGATCACTGGCGCCGTCGCCTGGTGCGTGGCCCAGCTCACGCCCTTCATGCCGGAGGCCGTGAGCACGATCGATCAATCGAAGATCGTGTCATTTGTGTGGCTGGCGCTGATGGGGCTCGTAAACTACGCCACGAATCACTGGCTGACCAAATACGCGAAGCCGATCCAAGCGGCCCTAGTGAGCGTCGGCGCGGATTTGCACGTGGACGGGTGGATCGGCGACAAGACCGTCGAGGCGTTTGAATTCCATACCGGGATCCCGGTGCGAAAGGCCATCCCGATTGAGCCGCCTGCTGCCAGCCCTGGCCAGTAGCCTGGTGCTGGCCGGCTGCGCGGGCATTCCGCTGCCGGAAGTGTCCACGCTGCCGACCGACGTCCAGGAGGAGATCCGGGCCAACGATCCGCGCCTGGAGGCCCTCTACGAGAAATATCATCCCGTGCCGGGGCCTGGACTGCATCTCCGCAGCGAGGTGCGCAAAGTGACCGACCAGCGGAGGAAAGAAGTCGCGGGTGAGTTTTGGGTATTCGTTTCCGGGTCCTGGTAGGTCCGGGCGGGCGATTCCAGACGCCTGGGATTGACACGCGGGCGGAAGCCTATGCTGGAATATCACCGGAACGCGGCCGCCATTGCTTCCGAGTCGCTCCGCCTCGAGGCGGTGACCGCCTGCGTCGGATTCGACGATCTGCTCGACGTGACCCTCGGGCTGAACCATCCGCACCTGGACACGATGATCGTCGTGACCAGCCACGACGACCGCGCGACCCATCTTTGCGCCCGGAAACACGGCGCGATCTGCGTGCAGACCGATCTCTTCAAAAAGAACGGCCGCAATTTCAACAAGGGGGCGGCGCTCAATGCGGCGATGGGGCGGTTCCAATTCCACGGCTGGCGGCTGCACCTGGATTCTGACATCGTGCTCCCCGATAATTTCCGGCGCGTGCTGTTCAATCACACGCACCTCGACCCGCACTGCATTTACGGCGCCGACCGCATGGACGTGGTGGGACTCGAGGAGCTGCGCGATATTCTCGCCGCGGGTCCGCAGCACACGCACAGCGCCTTCATTCACCCGCGGTCCCAGCGGCCCATCTCGCCGCGCTTTGTGGATCCGCTCCGCGGATACTTGCCGATCGGGTTCTTCCAACTCTGGCACGCGGCGTATCAAAAGCCTTACCCCTACAGCCTGGGGACGGCGGCGCACGATGACACGATGTTTTCCGAGCAGTGGGCCACTGAGCACCGGCGACACCTCGCAACCGTGCTGTGCTATCACCTTTGCACCCAAGAGCCGAGGCTCGGCGAGAATTGGGAAGGGCATCGCGGCCAGCCGCGGCTGAAGAAAGGGAGGGCGAAATGAGCCCGGCTTTCAACATGGCGGGACAGTTTATTCTTCCGCACGAGGAAGAGTTCGCTCGTGGGCACTGGGGCGATGAGAATTTCGTGGTCGCGGAAAATGTCAGTGGAGATTCCGGCGGCGTGACGAAATACGGCATCGACCAGGCGAGCCACCCGGGCGTGGATGTGGCGAATCTGACCCGCGACGAAGCAGTCGCGATCTATGCCCAGGAGTGGGAACAGCATGGGCTCGACGCTCTCCCGGATCTGATCGCGATCGCGATGTTCGATGTCTGGGTGAACGGCGGTCACGCGGTTGCCTGGCTGCAGGCGGCGCTCAACCAGGCTCGGCCGACTGGCGTGCCGGAGCTGGTGGTCGATGGAGATTTGGGCCCCGCGACGATCAGCGCGGCTCGACTTTGCGATCAGAAGAAGGTGCTCCGGATCTTCATCGACGAGCGGGATGCGCGTTTCAAGGCCCTGGCCCAGAATCCTTCGCGGGCGAAGTTCCTGGCCGGCTGGGAGCAGCGGGACCGGGACCTGGCTGCGTTTCTCGGAGTTAGTTGAAAGAGTTTGCGTCGCTGCACTTTTCGGGCAAAAGATTTCGCCCGATGAGCGGCGACCTGAAGAAGTTTGGCGGTAACGTCTATAGCCAGAACGGCGAGGACGGGATACTCGCGGAAATTTTCCACCGTCTCCAGATCACTGAAGGATTCGCCGTAGAGTTCGGGGCGTGGGACGGACGCTATTTGAGCAACGCGTTCAATTTGATCGAGAATAAGCACTGGAGAGGCCTGTTCATAGAGGGAGATCCGATGAAGTATTCGGCGCTCCTCAAAACCGCTTCTGCTTTTCCCGGGATGCAAACGATGTGCGCGATGGTTGGCTTCGAGGGAGATTCATCGCTAGACCGTTTATTGGCGCAGGCCGATGTGCGGAGAGATTTTGAGATGTTGTCGATCGATATCGATTCCTACGATCTCGAGGTTTGGAGGGCGCTCGAAACTTACAGGCCGAAGGTAGTCGTCATAGAGAGTAACGCGGCGCTCGGACCCCGCATCGTTTCGACCCATCGACCGCCGGAAAGTTTGTACGCAAGTTTTGCCGCGCTGCTGGAAGTCGGGAAGGCGAAGGGCTACGAACTGGTGTGCCACAATGGGAATTGCTTTTTCGTTCTCGGTGAACTCGTGCCCGCTTTGGGCCTGGACCAAGCGCTTTTGGCAAATCCAGAGCGACTTTTCGACTATCGGAAATGCCGCAAGGAGCGGTTGATCAACCTGCTGAGAAAATTGATCCCGCAACGCTGGCTCTATGCCGCATTCAACTTTTCCGATCGCATCAAAGAGGCGAGGAAAAGAGAGCGGCGGGCGAACTAGGAGTCCTCCCATGACGCTCCATGGCGCTGGAGCCTATCTCTGTTCCTGCTGTCACGTTTTTGTCACGTTTTTCGGCCAATCGCCCGGGGACCCGCATAAACACTAACGGATGGGGGGGGATTCGAACCCGTTCCGGCCCTAATCGAGATACAGGGTAACTCGCCCTCATGGAGTCGGTTTCTCTGTGTCGGTGAAAAATCCCACTTTCGATGCGCGCGGTGAAACCTCGGTGGGGAATTCGATCCGCGTCACGTTTCGTCACGCGGTTTTCGCGACCGGGAAGGGGACGATGGTCGCGTGCTTTTTTGGGAAGATCGAGAACCAGGCGCGGGCCTGACTCTTGGGCCGCGGGTTGTTGTAGTGCCGCGCGCAGATCGCGGGACTGTTGCCCATTTCGGCCGAAAGCTTTTGCAGGTCGCCCAAGATTCCCATGCGGTAAGAACCGTAGCTGTGGCGAAGCGCGTTGTTGCGCCAGGCAAACTCGGTGAGGAGCGGCAGCGGCTCCTCAGCGATGCCGGCCATCTGGAGCTGCACCGGGCGTTCATTGGCGAGGAGCGGCGCTTTTTTCAGCGCGGCATTGATGGCGCGCTCGAGTCTGGCGCCCTTGCCGAATTCGCGATCGGGACGCAGGCCCTTCGGTACGACGTAGCCGGTCTCGCGGCGGTGCGGGACCAGCCATTCGAAGGCGTTGTCGAGAATCGGGATCGTACGCGGCCGGCCGACCTTCGAGGTGACGTCGCGCATGAGAATCTCGCGCTCGTCGAAATCGAAGTCATCCCAGCGCAATGGGTCCTTCGACTGCTTTGCGTCTTTCGAAAGGGCGAGCTCGCCGGTCCTGGGCCCGCAAAAGCAGGCGAGGACCACGAACGGCAGCCACTCCTCGGCGACGTGCTCGAGGATGAGGCGCATTTCGACTATCGTGAAATAGCTGATCGGTCCGCCCTGCTTGTAGCGCATCGGGACCTGGCGCGCGGCGCTGATCTCGTCGGGCAGGTATTTGCGCAGCCGTGCGAATTGGAAGCCCTGCCGGATCTCGTCGAGAATGTTGTCGCGTCGGCGGAGGCCGAGCAGCTCGCCGTTGCTCTTGCGCAGGCCGCCAATGCGTTGGCGGGTGGCCGCGTCGATCTCGCCATCCAGGAGCGTCTCGAGCTGGTGCGCGGTCACCTCTCGAATGTCGCATTTGAAACGCGATGCCATCAGCTCCCACGTGCTCCGGATTCCGCGCTTGTACCGCCTGTCGAGGTTTTGGTCGGTCTCCTTGCTATTGATGAACTCGACCGCGACGTCGGGAACCAAGTGCGGAGTCCGGAGCAAAGATTCGAGTCCGGCCTCTATGACGGCCGCGCGTGAGAAGCCACCGGCGCGGATCTGCTTTTCCTCCTCGCTCCATGACGCTGTGGCGACGTGGACCGCGATGCCAAATGGCGCGACATCCTTTCGCGCCTGGCTGTAGTCCGCGCGATCGGCGCTCGTGAAGATCTGCGCTTCCGCGCCGCCGTTGTGCAACTCGCGAGCGATGCGCTCGGCCTCGGCGTTCCCTTTCTTGTGGTTTACGAACGTCTGGACTTTCCGCGGGTTGTCCTTCCACGGATACCAAATGGCGAGGCGGCCATCGGCGTAGATGCATCGCGAAATCGAAACGTTCCCGACCTTGATCGGGGGGAGAGTTTTCTGGCCGGCTCTTTTGCTTTTCACAGACGATGGAATTTGACGACGGCCATGAGGAACACGGATAGGCAGCAGAGAAAAACGCGCTTTAGCCTTTGGCGGCCTTTGGGCTGACGATGCGGCGAATTCCTGGCGCGGTGCTTCTTGGGCGCGGCGTTCCTTTCGCGCGAGCGGGAATGACGGGTGCTATCTCGACCGGTGCGTCGGGATCCGTTTCGTTTACGCCGTGGGGCGACGATTGCCGATAACCCGTTTCTGGGTTTGCGCCTCGCGCAGCCTTGGCAGATGTCCGACCAGAGACCCGCTGCTCCGCCCCAGCCGGAGCTTTTTTTGGAGGTCCAATGTCTTCCCTCGCGAGCTTTTCGAGAACCGCGTCGCGCATCCATTTCGAGAAATTCAGCTCTCGGTCCTCGCTGTTTTCACTTTGGCGGCGCTCAATGATTGCGTCGATGCGTTCCTTTTCTTCGGGCTCGATCGCGAAGCTGACGATCTTCTTCGCCATCGGCTAAGCAGCGGCCTGCAAGGCTGGCTGGGGGGCCTGGGCGCGTGCTGCCTCGGCTGCTTGAAAACGACTGAGTTCCTCGCGAAGGCACTTCCGGAAGTATTCGCTGCGCGTCATTCTCTCTTGCCGCATGCGGACCTTGGCCGCCTGTTCCAATTCTTCGCACAGACTGATCGAGATCGGTTTCGCCTTCATCGGTTTTCAGAAGACTTAATAAGTCTTCGTGAAAGGTCAAACGGAAAACTTTGAAAATGCCGTTGACGAACATCATAAACCTTATTAAGCCTTATGAAGTCATGCCAAGCACATCCCCAAAAACCGAAACGGACAACCGGAAGTTGTTCGACTCTCCGGAGACCGTGAGTTTCCAGCTCGAGAAGAAGGAAGTGACCAAAGTCCGCAGCGTGGCGCGTGGTCGCAAGATCCCCGTCTCGCAATGGCTTCGTGAGGCGGCTCGCGAAAAGCTCGACCGGGAAGAAAAACAAGCGGCCTGAAAACGCACGGCCATGCACGGGTCTCCCTCCATCCTCTCCGACGCTGCAGTGACGGTGAGTTTGTCGCTGCCGGTGACGGCATCGGAGCTTTCCAGACGTTTGGAAGAGGCGATCGCGGCCGCGGCTGAGCGCGGGGTGGCGCAGAAGCTCGTGGATGAGCGGGTGATCTCGCTCGCGGAGGCAACGGCTATGACACCCTGGACGGAGAATGGTTTCAAGCGCGTGGCGGACCGGGAGAATGTGCCGTGGATCAAAGGCCCGCACAAAGCGACCAGGGGCTACAAGCTCGGCGCGGTGATCGCGATGCTCGATCGATTGCAGGTCTGGCCGCATGGCCGGCCGGTGGAAGCTTTCAAAGCGGTCGCGTGAAATATGATCGACCGCGAGCCCCAGGATATTTCGAGCGAGGACGGCGAGAACGGATGCGCCTGGCTGTGCATCACACTCTTCCTTTGGGCCTTCGTGCTCGTGGTCGCTGCGGCGATCGCAACCGCAATTTCGTGACGCAGAAAAAAAGGCCCGCGCCGGCTGTAACCGGACGCGGGCGAAACTGAATCAAGACAAATGACGACTAACACTGAACGGACCGAAGAGCAACTGACGGAAGGCGACAAGAACTGGTGCGCGCAAAAGCTTCCCCGCTATCGCTGGTGCCTGGCGCGGAAGGTTGAGGATCTCCGCTCCGCATGGGCGAAGAACCTGCAGGGCATTGAGGAAGCGCGGGCGCTCGACCGGCTGAATCCTGGAGACGGACCGCGGCGCGATCGGTGGACCGCCGATAGTTTGATCTTCGCCCGCGAGTGCGCCGGCCGTTCGCTGGAGTTTCGCCGGGAGATGGTGCAGCGCTGCCGCCGGTCGATCGCGCAATATCGCGAGGCGATCCGGATCGGCGAAGCGGCGCGCGCGGCGATGGTGCCGGCCGTGGTCGCCGAGGTGATCGTTGTGGATTTTCGCGGTGAGCAGGAAAGCGAGGTGGCGGCGTGATCTCGATCAAGAAGCGGATGGAGGCCGCGATCAAAGCGTCCTACACTGCCGCGCAGAAACTCGACACGATCGGGATGCCGGTAGTCGTGGAGCGGGACAACGGCCAGATGGAACACTCGAAGCTCAGGTCGCTGCCGTGGACATTGGGGCACGGCGCCTGGGTTGCGAAGGTGGAAGGAATTTCGGGCGGGTACGACTGCGCGCGCATTAAGCCGCTCGCTCAAATCAGCGCACATGAACCAATCTGACGCCGGGAGACAGCCCGACCAAAAGACCACGCCGGCGGAGGCTCTGGGGGGAACTCCGCCGGCGTGTGGTCTGGTCGATCCGATGCTCGAAGGTTTGGTGAGTGAGTGCGCGGGCATGGTGGACGCGGGCCTGGCGCCGCTCATAGCGCGCGAGCTGGTGCACCCGGATGTGGCGGACGTGTTCGCGGCGGATGTGCGTCGCTCGCTCTTTGAACTCTTCGGTCGCGTGGGAAGGGCGTGGAATCTGCCGCGAATGGACGAGGCGATCCGGATCGTTCGTGACCGATCTGCAATTTTGGGCGTTCCCTTCGATGATGACAGTCTTCCGTGCATGGTGTGCGGGCAGATGAACTCGCGCGGTGTCGTCACGTGCGCGCGGTGCGGCAGGGATCTGACGAAAGGAGCCGGAGCATGATCGAAGCGCCCCCTCCAGAAACGGCGGAATTGATTGAGCAGCTCCGCGCGACGGAATGTTACTCGTCGATCCGCGCGGCGGATGACGGCAGCCAGCTCGTGGCCATGCGGCAAATGGTTTTCACCTGGGCGATTTTCGCGGGCCTGGACGAGGCCGGGTACGAGGATCAATGGTGCTTCGAATCGGCCACGGCCGCGGCGATGGCCTTCGTCGCGTGGAGCGGGAATATGGGAACTGAGCCCGATGGATGGATCCGGCACCCAAAGAGCGGACGCCGGCGGCCGGGCGGGGACGCAACCAGGGAGTACGTGGCGCGATGATCGCCGTCCTCACCATCGGAGCAAGAGCCGCCATGGTCCTCGGCCTGCCGGCCGCGATCGGGTTGCTGATTTTCGCGAGCTGGCTCTCGATTCGCGCGGTGCGGGAGCGAAAGCGGCTCGACGCGATGGCGGCGGATGCCGCGAAGCGGGCGCGAAATTCCGGACGCCTGGAAACGACTCACCCCGGCGCGAGCCGGACCAACGCAGCAGCCACCAAAAGCAAATCCTGACCATGGACCTACTCATCGACACGCGGAACTCCCGCATTCTCAAGCGCACCATCTTCGACGGCTTTTCCCGAGCCGCCAAGCCCCCGGAAATCCCGCGCGCATACCTGGACCTCCTAGCCAGCCGACCGCACTTGTTGCGCACGCCCAGCGGGCTCCAGGTCCCGGCGATGTATGCGCCGAGCTTTCACATCGGCAGGTCGCAGAAGCCGAAGAGCCTGGTCGAGTACCTCGATATGCCGGAAGGGCGCGAGGAGATCCGGACGGCGTTCGAGCGCGACTTACACCGGGCGTTCCAGGAACGACTCGAGCGCTCGGTGCTCGGGATCATCGGCGCGAACTTTCGCGACGCGACGACGGCGACAGCGGCGAGATCCGAGAAGATTACATTCATGGGTTTCGACGTCGAGCTGGACGAGGACGCGGGTGTGCCGGCTTGGGTGATCGATAGAGCGTTCGGGCGGGCGCATCGAGAGGCTGACGTCAGCCCGCGGTTTGCGCCCTCGTTTACGGCTTTCAAGTGCCACCGGGAAACCGGGCGGTGGGGCGAGTTGGACGGGATCTATCTCATTCACCGGTACGAAATGTTCCGGATCGGAATTCCTGCGGGTACGGTCTTCGGCTTCGTGCAATTGAACGTGGAGCGGATGTGGAGCGGGTCCTGCCTCAGCGGATCCTTCGGCCCCGTGGGATTCGCGCGCGGGCAACGCCTGATCTCCGGCGAAATCCCGGCCGGAACACGGCGCGAACTCGTGGCCTTCGATCGCTCCAAGGGCCTCTTCCACTGCGGCGGCCGGGAAGTGATTGGCGCTCAGTTCATCGAACTGCTGCCGAACTGCCAGGCGGTCGCGCATAACCCGCACTTCGTCTGACCACGATTTCACACGATTTCACCAACCGGAAAGGAGGCATCTAACTACCAACACACCGCAGGCAGGGCCTGCCGCTCAAGGGCTGCGCGATCATGAAGCGCGCGGTCCGGTTAAACAAGAAAACGAGCCGGCGGCGGGTGGAAAGATTCGCCGCCGGCTCCTCGAAAGATGAACCACCGACCAGATGATTTTCCCTCGACTATTTCGCGGCGTTAATAATACGCACACTCAACAATTTGCAAGGAGACGGCACTCGTGAAGATGCCGCGCTTCCTCGTTCGCGTGGGTGGCCAGGACTTCGTCGTCGCCTCGAAAGAGGGTGTCGGGGCACTGACTGAATTGCTTGCTGATGCGTTGCCGGTGAGCGCCGATCTCCACCGCGAACCGCCAGAGATAGAGCTGACCTGGCTGGACCGGCCGGAGATCATCACGATGCTGCAGCAGGTGCGGTGCGTGCGGATTCCGCACAATGTGGTGTGGAAGCAAAAGACGAAGGAGGGCGAGGTGGTGGAAGTGAAGCCGGTGCAGAAAGCGCCGAAGGCCCTGAAGCCAGCGCCCCGGAAGGCGCTGCGCGGGCCGGAGCGGCTGGCGTTGCCACCGACGAATCCACAGCTCGCTTTGCTATGAGCCGCCTCGAATCTGAATTTGGAGTACTGCGCGGCCGCGGCGCGGCCGCGGCGCGGTCCGAGCGGATCGACCTCGGGCTGACGCTGCTGCAGATGTGTGCGATTTACGGAATGCCGCTGACACGCAAGGACCAGGCTGCGTGGTCTGAGTGTGGAGAGTCGGCAATCTGGTGCATCGAGCAGAAGGCGCTCAAGAAGCTGAGGGTCCGCTTTCGGATCATGAAGGACGCGCGGCTCGTGGAGGCGATCGACATTTTACTGCGGCACGATCGACGGCCCGCGAAGCGGGCGGAACTGCTATGACGTACCGCGAGGCATTGGCGACGGCGATCGACGCGATCCGCGGGAGTGCGACTGAATGCCCAGTGCAGCTCGCGGCCGCGAAGTGCCTGGAGCGCAAGTTGACGAGGTTGCGGGCGAAGGAAACGCCAAGGATCGACTCGCAGAATTACTGCGAGTGCGGGCTGCGGAAGCGCCGTGAAAACCATTTTTGCGATCCGTGCTACGCGGCGTTTCCGGTGGCGATGGTGCAGCAGTATCACCTGGGATCCATCCGCCAATCGGCGCGGGCCTGGCGGAACATGAAAGCGATCTCGGCGTCACGGATCGGCGTCGAGCAACTGAGGACCGCGGCATGACGGTCACGTTTCAATCCGAGGACGAAGCGACGAATTGGGCTCTCGCCTGGCTGCGCGATCGGAGCTTTCTCTCCTTCCACGTGGACAGCCGCGACTGGATGACTCCGAAGGAGCTGGCCGGCCGCGCTGGAATCAGCGCGCCGGCGCTCTGTGTTCGCCTGGCGCATCCCGACTGCCCGCAAACGCCCAGGAAGCAAGGCCCCACTGGACGGCTGATCAAGATCGTGGTGAACGACGCATTGCTGTTCTGGGTGAGCAGCCCGGTGCGACCTGGAAAGGCGGTGGCCTCGTGAGCGATCTCCTGATTCCTCCGGCCTACCTAGGGCCGCAGGGCCTGCCGCTCGCGTGGGCCTCCGAAGAGACCGGCGTGCTTCGCGCTGCGATCATGGCCTATTACGACCAGGTCCTCGGCAAGGGGGAGATGACCGTCGAACAGTTGCTCTTTTTGCGGGCGTATCTCGTGCACGTGATCAACGCGCCGTGCTGGCTGGAGAAGAATCCGCACGCCGATCTCAAGATCGCGCTGAACATCGGAGATCTGCGGAGGCGTGCGGCGAAGATGACCACGGTTAAGGAGGTCACCGCATTTCTGGATTCCGCCTGGGAGACCGCGGACCTGGACCTTTTATGAGCGAACCCCTCGACTATCAGAAACTCGCGATTGTTTGCTGGCGCGCACTGTTCCGGCACGATCTGAGCGAAAATGAAATGGTGATCGCCGGCACCGTGATCCGCCTTTCGTTTGAGATCGGCGAGCCGTGCGTGCGGCTGACTTACGCGAAGGAGTTATCGGACGCGACGGGGATTCTGAAAAGCGCGGTGAGCACGACGGTGAAGAAGTTGCATCGGAACAGGGCGCTCCAGGTGAGCCAGGACCGGTGCGTGTACACGTTCCTCCCGCCCTCGAAGAGCTGGCCCTGGGTGTACGAGATGCGGGCGGATGCGCGGCTGGCGGATGAAACTGAGCGCGGGATCATCTGGGCGAACAAGGGAGAGCAGCAGGCGGAATTTTTCAGCCCGCCGGTGGAGCAGGAATTCGGGGAGGCCCTGGCCATGGAACGCGCTCGCGAGAGCTTGCTCGAGTTCCACAATGCCGCCGCGGCGCGTTACGCCGGCGGCTCAATCTTTCCAGCAACGGATCGCTTACCAACACCGGCGCCGGCTCCCCACGAGCTGAGCAGCCGTGAGGGACCAGCGCGACCGCTGGGAACCGCGGGGCGCGGAGAAACACCCTCCGCGGCATCTTTGGCAGTACGACCGGAGGAGGCGAGCGATTTGTCCGCCCCGCGGTCTTTTTCTATGCCCTGCGAGTTCACGAATCGTGAACCGGGTTCACGAATCATGAACGCTCCTTTAAGAGACTTTAAAGATTCAGAGGGAGCTAAAGCTCTTAAGCCTTTGAAAGCTCTGAGAGCTGAGTTCACGAATCGTGAACCGCTCGAATCTCTCGATCCCGGCGCGAACGAGGAGCAAATCATGGCATTCCTGCTCGTGGCGCTCGGCAGGCCCACGATGGAGAAATTCGGCGGCTGGTGGCGGCTGCGTGTCCGCGAGAGCAGATGGGCGGCGATCAACCTCTGCATGGAGCTGCGCTTGCGGCTCACGGACCAACACCTGAAGCCGCTCCGCAACGCCGGAGGATGGGCTCGCGATCAGTATTTCAAAATCCGCGGCGAGGAGTCCGATGGGCTCGCCGCTCACACCAACCAAGAAAGGCAACAACCATGAAATCACCAGGTAATGCGGGTTCCGCGCTCACGCGCGCGGCTCAGAAAACGGACGCCCCCGGGCGTCTGAAAAAAGCGGCGGCCGTCGCGCCGCGCGGAAAAGCGAACACGACGACCGCCAGCTCAAGTACGACCCGGAGCGAAGACCAGGCTAAATCGGAGCACGGACGCTTTTCAAGAGAACGTCCTGCAATCATCGTCAAATCGCCATTCAACCGGAAGAACTTCGACCCGGCGAAACTGGCGGAGATGACGGAAAATGTGCGCCAGCATGGCGTGCTGGAGCCGCTCATCGTGCGGCCAGTGAAGACGGGCGAGTGGTTTGTGGAGGCGTGCCGGTTGAGCGGTGAGGATGGATTCTGGGTGGTGAGCCGCGGTTACCTGGCGTGGTCCAGCCGGTCGGTACCGACGGAACCGCATCCCGGCGATGCTTACTGGGCGAAGTTTGTGCCGCCGTGGTTCAAAACGGAACGCGAGGCGACCTACCACTTGCCACAGTATGAGATCGTGGCCGGGGAGCGCCGGTGGCGCGCGGCGACGGCCGCTGCGGTGGAAGATGTGCCGGTGATCATCCGGGATCTGGACGATCGCCAAGCAATCGAGTTCCAGATTATCGAGAACCTGCAGCGGGAGGATGTGCAGCCTCTGGATCAGGCGCGGTCATATAGGCTGCTGCTCGATTTCGGCCTGAGCATGGACGATGTGGCAAAGAAAGTGGACCTGGGGAAATCTACGATCTATGAGCGGCTGAAATTGCTGGAGCTGCCCGATGCTGCGCAGGTCGCGCTGGAGAGTGGTAAATTGCCGCCGAGCCACGCGGGGCTGATCACGAAGGCAAAGACGCCGGAAGTGAGGGAGCACCTCGTGGGACTGTTACTCAAGCCGGTGGACGTTTATGCGGGCGACGGATTCAAGAAAGATATGATCGCGTTTCGCGATGCGGAGCGGCTTGTGGAGGAAGCGGTGCAGGAGGAAAAGAAGGAACAGGCCTGGCAGGTGCAGGCGAAGGAGTTCCTCGAGAAGGGTTACAAGGTGCTGACGCGGAAGCAGAGCGCGAGTGTGTTTCGGTACGGGTCACTGGCCGCCGGCTACGTGGGTGTAGGCGATAAGTGCGAGTACGACGAGAAGGGCAGGACCTGGAAGGTCGTGCTCGGGGATAAGGCACCACAGGCGATGGCGGCGATCGATAACTGGAGCTCGAAGCCGCGGGTGGTGTATCCCAAGAAAGCGGCGACCCGGGCCGCGAAGGATTTGGGCCTAAAAATCGACGTGGATCCGAAAGTATCCAGGGAGCAGGCCGAGGCGCGGCGACGGGAAGAGCAGGCCCGCGAGCGCGAGGAAGCGTATGTGTCGGCGGCGATCGATATCGGGGTCGTAGTGAAGGCCGCTGAGTCGCGGGAGCCGAATGCGGATTTTTTCCGGTTCATCATCGAGGGTCTTACCGACAGTCGCCTCGAGGAAAACCTCCTGCGGCGCCGCAATATCGAAGTGGATAAAAAGCACGGCCACCTCGCGGAAGAGAAAGCGTTCCGGGCCTTCTTCGAGAAGGCGGACGGAAAGACGCTTCGCGGCTTACTGGTTGAAATGTTTCTGTGGAGCTGGGAGGAGGCGGATGAAGAGATGCTCGCGGCCGCTGCGAAGCTCTTTAAGGTGAAGCTCCAAGCGTCTGGAAAAAAGAAGGGCAAGAGCGGAGAGGAGGACGTGGGATGATCCGGGGCACAGCCATCGACTTCGCGTTGGGTTTGATGTTGGCGCTTCGTAAAAAGCACTTCGCTAACTCACGCGCGACTTTTAGTGCTCGTACGATTGCGGAAGTGGCGAACCTGTTGCATGAGGAGGGTTTTGGCTGCGGGACGGTTCGCCATCAGGATATTTTTTACATCGAAACCATCGCCCTTCGGGACTATGCGAAGGCGCTGCTTCCTTTCGCCGACGAGGAGACAGCAGCACAGTTGCGATCTGCGCTGAGACGGAATACGCGATTCTTTGTAGCGGGAGGGAGAAGACGATGATGCTTAAAATCTCAGACGACCTCGAATTGCCGATCGAGGCCGTGACGCAAAAGCTGGCGTTCCTCGGCCGGACGGGATCCGGAAAGAGTTACGGCGCGACAAAGCTCTGCGAGCTGATGCTGGAGGCGAAGGCGCAGGTGATTGCGCTCGACCCCGTGGGCGTGTGGTGGGGACTGCGCACAGGTCCTCGCAAGGGTGGGGGATTCCCGATCCTGGTCTTTGGCGGATTGCATGGCGACGTGCCGCTCGATCCAGAGACCGGTGCGCTGATCGCAAACCTCATTGTCGATCGCAATCTTTCCGCGGTCCTGGACGTCTCGCAGATGCTCGTCAGCGAGCAACACGAATTTGTGACGGATTTCGTCTCGCAACTGTTCCAGCGCAAAAAGGCGGCGCCGGCGGCGATGCATATCTTCATCGAGGAATGCCAGGAGTTCGTGCCGCAGAACGTCGGCAAGGACGAGACGCATATGGTCCACGCGTTCGAGCGGCTGATCAAACTCGGTCGCAACTTCGGGATCGGCGCGTCGCTGATCTCGCAGCGTCCGCAGGAAGTGAATAAAAAGGCGCTCAACCAGACGGAATGCCTGTTCGCGTTCCAGATGACGGGACCGCATGAACGAAAGGCCATCGAGAGCTGGGTTTCAGAAAAGGGTGCGGAGCTGGATATCGTCGAAGTCCTGCCCAAGCTCAAGGTGGGCGAGCCGCACGTGTGGAGCCCGCAATGGCTTGGCATTTCGAAAACGCTCCGGATCGCGAAGAAAGTCACCGCGGATGTCTCGAGTACTCCGAAGCACGGTGAGAGCCAGGCCAAGCCGCAACAACTGACTAGCGTGGACCTGGAGGAATTGCGATCGCAGATGGCGAGCGTCATCGAGAAAGCGAAAGCCGAGGATCCGAAGGAATTGCAAAAGCGCATCACTGAGTTGGAAAAGCAGCTCGGCAAATTGCAGCGGAAGGATGCAAATGTGCCGACAAAGCCGCTCTTGGATGACGCGTTGCTCAAAGAGATCCGCGACGCGAAAAATGACGCGTTCGAAATGGTGTCACAGCTCCGCGGGTTAGCTTCGAAACTGGACGAATACCGCGAGGCGTTGAACAAATCGGCGTGCATTCTCGATCGAGTGCAGTGGAACGCCAGCGCGGCCAAGTCGAATGCAAATATGCAAATTCATTTGCATAATCCGGTCGGCCCAGCGACACCCATCCTACTTCCAAAAACACGAGCCGGAACAGTGGCACAGCGCGCGCGTTCCTCCGGCGCCGGGACCACTGGCGGCGCCGGAGTCGTGTCGGGTGGGATGAGACGCATGATGATAGCCTTGGCTCAGAGGCCAGGTCTGAATGCGCGCCAGCTCGGAGTGCGTGCTGGTCTGTCGAGCAATAGCGGGACGTTCAGCACTTACTTGGGCAAGCTCCGTAGCCAAGTGTGGATTGCAGGAACGCGCGATCGCATGGAACTGACCGAAGCGGGGATCGAGGCGCTTGGTTCATACGAACCATTGCCGACTGGTCGCAAGCTGCTCAGCTATTGGCTGGGGGAACTCGGCAACGGAGGCGCATCGCGAATGCTCGATGCGTTGGCCTCGGTGTGGCCAGCAACGATGACCAAGGAGGAGTTGGGAAGATCCGCAGAAATCAGCCACGTGAGTGGGACGTTCAGCACATACCTTGGGAAGTTGCGCACGCTGGAGCTCGTGCAGGGCAGCAGGGAACTGAAAGCCAGCGACGAACTCGGTGAATGATCTCTGTAAACTCTATGGATATTCTCAATAATGATTGTTTCTCAGATATGAGGCCCCCCACCCAAGGAATCTCTTTTATGAGACCCCCCATCCAGCAGTCTTGGCGACTCCCAGCACTTTCGTATCCATGACCAAATCCCGAACTTCCCATGAAAAGCGCCCGCGCCAAAAAACACTTTCTCCGCGGCCTGCTGCTGCTCGCGTTCGTTCTCTGGCTGATCGTCGAAGCCCTGAGGCACCCGCATCTCCCATGAGCTCGCCACGACGAAAGACAGACGCCCAGGCGTCTGGAATTCCGGTGCACTGCCACTTCGACAAGATCATGCCGGCCTCGGAGTTGAAGCTCTACCCGGGCAACTACAAGAAGCATCCGGCAAAGCAACTCGACCGCATGCTCGCCGTGATCCAGGGCACGGCAAAGAAGCCTGGCAACGGGTACCGGCGTGCGGCCGTGGTCTCGCTCCTGAGCGGTTGCGTGACGAAAGGCAACGGCCTGGTGCAGATGGCGCAGCGCAGCGGGCTCGACGTGCCGATCGAGTTCCAGACCTACCGCAATCGCGCCGAGGAGATCCGCGACTTGATTGCCGACAACAAGCTCGCCGCGCTCGCTCAGGATGACGACAACGCGCTGCGCAAATTGCTGTCGGAGCTCGACGCCGGCGAGGTCGAGTTTGCCGCTGTCTCAAGCGACGAGCTGGAGCAGCTCCTCCGCGATGCCGACATCCCCGAGGCGGAGTTTCCGATCACCGCGAAGCTCGGCGAGTCCTACGACTACGTGCTCATTTTCACCAACAACGCCACCGAATATGCCTTCCTCCAAAACCTTGTCGGCCTCCGGCCGGAGCGCAGCTACAAGAAAACCGGCGTCGGCCTCGGCCGCGCGATCCCGCTCGAGCGAGCCCTCGCCGCCTTACGTGCGAATCGTCATTCCCTCAATGTCCAGGGCGCAAACGATGACCACCCACAAACTTCTCCCCGAGGCCATCGTGTTCGTGCCGGAAAGCCAGCGGGAGGAGTACGCGCGCGTCGTCGGAAGTGATCACATCCGCACGCATCCCGATGCGGTGAAAGGTCTCACACCGAAGCTCAACTACATGCTCGAGGCCTTCGATAATTACAAATTCGCTGGGAACGCTGATGCGCTTGTCTTCGTGGACGACGACATTCTCAGCGTGCAGCGGTGTTTCACCGAGAAGGGCGAGCCCGCCACCATTCGGGATCCGGAGCTCATCGAGGCGATCATCACGAACACGGCGCGCCTGGCTCGCGACGTGGGAGCGTTCTATTTCGGTTGGGAGGCCAGCAACGGCGCCCTGCGCTACTACACCGGCCTGAAACCATTCATGCTCACCGGCTACATCAACGGCTGCGCCATGGGTTTCATGCGTGGCCACGGGCTCAGGTTCGACGAGCGGATCGTCGCGAAGAACGATTTCGATATCGCGGCGATGAACGCTTGGAAGCACCGGCTCTGCGTGAAGGATTGCCGGTACACGTTCTGCCAGAAAGAGACTTTCACCGGCCGCGGTGGCCAGGCCGCGTTTCGCACGTCGCAGACGGAGAAACGCGACGTGGAGCTGCTCCGCAAAAAGTGGGGCGATATCTTCCGCTTCGGCGGCCACAGCGGCACGCGCAAACGCGACTACGCCGGTGTGCAGAAGATCACGATGAACCTTCCCTTCTGATGGTCGCCACCGAGATCCCGGCAATCACCGATCCGATGGGCGCGCATTGGCGGCAGCCGGACCGCGCGCAAATCTTAATCGACGAGAAACACGCGGTAATGACCGCGAACACGCTCCGCGAGCTCGCTGATTACTCCTGCAGCATGCCGACCGCCGTCTACCCGGGGAAAATGTGGCGATGCCGGCGGAACTACGATGACGAAAGCAAGGGGTGGTTACTCCGCTGGTACGGCTATTCCCCAGAACCTGGCTATTGCTCGAACCATCAACGCTTGATTCTGGTGATCGCATGAACGGTCTTTCACGATTGCAGATGGCGCAGCGGGAACGGACCCGCGCCGTCATTAGCCAGTTCGACCTGACACAAATCGCCGATCTCGTCGGCGCGCATTACGCGGCCTGCGCGTCGCTCGGCGCTGCATTGCGTTCGCTCGCGCGAGCCGGTCGGCAACTCCATTCCGCTCGGGACAGTTCTGTTGCTGACGCTGAGCGGTTTGTCTTGGAGCAGATCGAAAAGCGGTTCGTCGAAGACTTCGGGATCGATCCACCATGGAGAATTCCGAAGTGAACTAAGCACAACCGGGATGCGCCCGACCCGACCAAACAGGGCACCAGAAACATGGCCAAGAAAAAGAAAGTGGAAGCCTTGAAGCTTCCCGACCAGCTCCTCGTCCGGTATTTCCGCGAGGGTGAGATTGAAAACATTGCGACCGTTTCCATCGGGGATGGCAAGCCGGGCGGCGACGGGAAGGTCTGCGTCCTGTTGAAGTTTCCGAAGGGCCCGCGGATCGATCATTGGACCGATCTCGGCGGCGGCCTGGGCTTCGTGCCCGACGTCACTGGGGATTGACGCGAGACGTCGATTCTCTCTAAAAGGCGGCGTGAGTGCTGCCAATGCCAGGGATGCCGCGGAAACGTGGATCGCCGAGAAAGCGATCCCGGAGGAGCTGCGCGGCCGTAAGGTGCAACTCGCGATTTTCACGAGCGAGGAGAACTGCCGTTTTTTCTATCCGCGCCGCGCGCTCAAATGGCAGCAGCAGGTCAATACCTACATTTCGCGACTGTGTCGTGGACGGCACGCGAAGATCGAGCGCGTGGAGCTGACGCCGGCGACATACGACGCCTGGCGTTCGGAACACGGCCGCGATGACGGCGAGGCGGTGCGGCGGGAATACGCGGACAGCTTCCAGCGGCTCCTGGAATAGGGGGCACAGCGGCGGCTTGATAGCACCGGGTTTGCCAGCGTGAGGAAAAGTGTGGGCACGATTGGTTTCGCGCGACGTCACGACTGGCGGTGACGAAAGTCACATTGTCCGGCGGGGCAGTTCCCGCCGGCAAGAAACCAAAGGGAAGAGCCCAACCCATCCAAACAGGGCACCACTAGAATGCAGACACCGCAGCAAGTTATCGAGAAGCTCCGCAAGCTTCTCCGCCTCGCCACCGACAAAGCGGCCAGCCAAGGCGAGGCCGAGGCAGCGATGGCCAGGGCGCAAGAGATCGCGCTCCGTTACAAGATCGAGCTCGCCGGCATCGAGCACGCCGAGCGGCCGGCCGAGGAATACACGCAGGACGTGCAGGTCCGCAGGAAGACGTTCCAAGCGAAGTACGTCGAGTGGATAGTCCGGAAGCACTTCAATGTGCAGATGGTAATGGGCCATGGCGGTGAATTGTTCGTGATCGGGAAACCGACCGATATCGCTTTCGCCCGCTGGGTCATGGAGTTTCTAGAGGGAGAGTTTCCGCGACTCTGGACTGCATACCAGCGGCAAACGCAGTGCGGCCAAGGGGCGCGGGTCAATTACTTCTTCGGCGTCTATCAGGGCCTCGACGCGAAGCTGACGGAAAACAAACAGCGCGTGGAGGCGGAGGCGATCATCGAAGCGGAGATGAACGGCGACAAGCGGATCGCGGCGAACTACCAGCTCGCCGTCGTGAACGAGGAGAAGGGCCTCAGCGAAGCGGTGCGCCGCTTCTTTCCCAACCTGCGCCGCGGCGGCCGTGCGAACATCCGGATTCGCCACGAGAGCGCGATCGATGCCGGGCGCCGGGCCGGCCGCGAAATCAACATCAATCGGCCGCTCGGTTGCGGCGCAACTTCGGCGAGGAGGCTGAGCTAATGATCTCGATCGCCTTTGCTGAAGCGAAGTTTGAACGCGGCCGTCTCCTGATGACTCGGGCGATTGCCGACATGCTGGCCCGCCAGCCGGACGCGGCCGGGACCATCACGCTCTGCCTCACGCGCCACTTGTCCGGCGACTGCGGCGATATGTGCGAGGACGATGTGCTGGCCAATCTGCACGCGATGCTGAACGGGGAACGCATCTTCTCATCCTACCAAACCGCCTACGGCAAAATCTGGATCATCACGGAAGCCGACCGCTCGGCGACCACGGTCCTGTTTCCAGAGGATTACTGATCGTTCCCGATCTGCCCGTCGCCGATCGCGGCGGCGGGCAGCGGGGAGCAATCACGCTCCACCAAACACGGAAGAGCCCAACCGACCAAACAGGGCGCCAACGAAAATGAAAACCGCACTCACCACCATCCGCAGCATCGCTATCGGCAAGGCAAACAGCCTGGCCCGCGTTCACCGCCACATCGACGTGCTCCGCCCGGCGTTCGCCGAGTGGGGCGCCGGCGAGATCTACGTCTGCAAGAAGACGGCGACCTACCGCTATCGCTTCGGCGCTCTCTCTAAGTCAGTTACCGCCTGGGATCCGATCGTTCGCGAATTGTTCGCCACGCCGGAGGCCTTCGCCTTCGCGGCCATGGTCCTCGGCGCTGAAAAGCCGATGGAATTGGCCGACAAACCGGAATCGGAAGTGACCCCTCGCGCGGAATCCAAGCGCGCCAACGTCGTCAGCCTCGCCGCCTGAGCCATGAAGACTCTCACCATCTCTTCGCTCTATCAGCCGCGCCGCCGCGGCGGGACGACGGCGCCGCATCTCCGGCTCACCGGGCGCTGGCTCGAAGCCGCCGGATTCCCCGCTGGCGCGCGGGTCCGCGTGCAGGTGCAGCAGGGCCAGCTCGTCATCACCACCGCATGAAGACTTCGAAGGCAAAACTCTTCGGCCCCGCCGCCTCCATCCTGGAGGCGGCGCGGGCGGTGGCGGCGAAGCGCGATCGCGTGGCCTTGCTGCTCGATGGCGACCCGGGCATCGGGAAAACCGAATTGGCAAACATCCTCGCGGGCGAGCTCACCGGCTCGCCGTTCGCGGTCGAGACGCTCAACGGCCAGAGCGTGGGCGTGGACGTCGTGCGGCAGTGGCGGGAGCGATGCTATTACGGGAACCTGTTCAGCGACTGGACCGTAAAACGGATCGACGAACTCGACCAGATGAGTGGCTCGGCCATGAGCGAAATGCTCACTTACCTGGACCAGCTTCCCCCGCGGCACGCGGTCCTCGCGACGACCAACGAATTCACGAAGCTCCGCCAGATGACCAAGGGGCGGCTCGAGTCCCGATTCATCCGACTGCCGGTAGACGCTCCCACGGTCAAGGAAACGGCGCGCGAATTGGTCCGAAGGTATTCCATCCCCGCCGACAAGGCCCAGGCGATCGCGCGCGGCGCGGTGCCCGATGGGATCCTCGACGGGTGCAACGTCCGGACGGCGTTTCACGACGCGGAGGCGTTCGCGGCCGTGCGATCGGTGAAGAGGAGGGCGGCGTGACGTTCTCCGAAATCCATACGCCTGGAGGCTACACGTGCGGCGAGGTTTCGAGCGCGATGCAGAAGTGCATCCGCCGAGGCCTCGCCGATGACGCGCTCTTTTGGGCCACCGAGCTCGATCTCGCCGGCTTCGGGGAATACGTCTTCAAACGCCTGGTCATCATCGCGAGCGAAGACATCGGCCTCGCCGATCCGCAGGCCTGCGTGCGCGTGGCCGCGCTGCGCGAGGCTTGGCGGGACCAGAGGAAGAAGAAGGATTCGCGGCACGCTCCGGAGCGGCTGTTCCTCGTGCAGGCGGTCCTCGACGTCGCGCGGGCACCGAAATCGCGAATGGTCGATCACGCGCTCATCGTCATGTATGAGGGCCAGCGGGAGAAGCGGCCGGTACCAGACTTCGCCCTCGACAAGCACACCGCGCGGGGCAGGGCCAGAAAACGCACGTGGAAGCACTTCTGGGAGGAAGGGGCTCGCCTGGAGAATCGGGCCCCAATAGACGACCCCTACGAAGCGCCGGCCAGGGCTATCCGCGCAGATCGGCAGATCGAAATGGACTTCTAGGTCGTTCCGGTCTATTCGATCGAGCCATGCAAAAAGGCGTGCTGCAAGCGGCGGTTTTGGACGTGCTCAACGATTTCGAAGTGGCCGTTCCTGAACGGACAATTGTCTTGGCGATGCACACGCTCCTTCGCATCTCGATCACATACACCGATTTGCGAATTCTCCTCAAGACTATGGAGGAGAAGCATCTGGTCGCGGGTACGGCCAGCGAAGAGCTCACCGTTTGGGTGATCACTCCTGATGGTCGTTTGCTTTTAGGAGCATAATCGTCCGATTGACGCGGCTACGATGGCGTGAAGCTCACGCCAGAAGACCAGTCCAAGCTCCGCGATCGCGAGCTCGCCAATATCATTCGAAAGCTCCACGCCGGGAAGACGCTCACGGCGCGGGAGCAAGCCAAGCTCGACGCGGCGACGGCCGCGCCTGGCGTCGATCCCACCGGCTACGTCGGGACCTGGGACGAGCTCGCGGGCCGGCTGGGCGTGACGCGAAAGGCGATCCAGAATTGGCGAAGTGATCCGCGCTACGGGCCGGAGATCGAGCGGCGGAAGAATTTGCTCGAGCGCGCGGATGGGCGGCATTGCGTCGCGGCCTGGCTCGGGTTCATGGACGAGTTTCGTCTGAACCGCGGGAAGGGATCGGGAGAAGTCCAGGACGAGCCGGAAAACGATCGCGACGACGAACCGGGGGTTATCAGGCCCCCTTCCATCGGAGGCACGCAGAGCGAATGGCAGAAGGCCATCTTGCACGAAAACTATGAGAAGGCGCGCGCGAGCCGGCTCACGGTCGAGGAGACGCTCCTGGTCGCGGCGGAGCTGGCAGGACCTCTCGGGGCGTTCCTGGCCGCGTTGCAGGCGAAGCTCAACCAGTTCCCTGATATGGCGGCGCGCCGGGTGTGCGGTATCGCGGACGAGGCCGAGTGCCGGGAGCATTTGCGCGACGAGGTGGACGCGATCGCCTCGGATCTGAACCTTGGGCGCTATTCGGCCGAGGATGCGGTGCAGCGCGCCGTTGCTGAGGTGCCTTTCGATGACTCGACGAAATCCCTGTGCGAAAAACTCCTCTTCGACGGTGCCGACCGCACCGCGCTCCTGGAACTCGCCGGCGCGATCGCACTCCAGGCAATCAGCCGGATCGGACAAACCGCGATCGGCGTGGCCCGACGCAAATCTGATGAAGATCCTATCGAGGACGAGGAAGGCGCAGAGCTCGCGGCTTCTTCCATCGAAATCGATCCTTCTTCCGCTGATGGCGAAGTCGCGCCCGTTCCTCCGGGGAAAGTGTCCGGTAGTAAAGTCTCATCGCAAACCAAAGCGACACCTGAGCCCAGCGGAGTCGCGCCTGAAAAAGGGAATCATCCAGCCCGAAACGGACAGAAACGGAGGAAGAAGGCACGGCCCCAGCCTACACCGCCGCCGCCGGCAATCGAGGCTGCTATCGTCAATCATCGGACGAAGGCGACACGGCGCCGGCGGAAGTGAAATCCCATCGTTATCTCGACGCGCGGCTGTGGTTCCGCGGCATGGTGCGCGCGATCATTCGGCCGCGGCCGCGGATGCGTCTTTGGCGCTGGCTGGACAAACACGTCCGAATCCCGGAGTCGAGCGGCGGCCCAAATCCGGGCGCGATGCGCACCGGGCGCTTCCCGATCTTTCGCGGCCTCTATGATCTGGCGAGCCAGAAGCACGTCCACTTCCTGACGCTTTGCTCGAGCGCCCGGGCGGGCAAGACGCTGTTCTGCATTTGCCTCGTGCTCTATTGGATCTCGGAACGGTTCGGCTGGGTGGCCTGGCTAGATCCCTCGCGCAACTCCGCGCGAAAACTTGTCCGCGACGAGCTCGACGACTTCCTCCTGGAGTGCAAGCCGGTGCGTGCGCTCGCGGTGGCGGCGCCGCCTGCTCCTGGTTGCAAAAAGTGGTGGACCACGCTGGAGAAGGCGTTTCGCGGAAAGCGATTCCGTATCATCGGTTCCGGGGCCGAGGCGGATCTCCACGGGTTCAACGCCGAGCTGGTGGTCACCAATGAGCTTGATGCATGCAGGGCCAGCACTGACAAGAGCGCGGCGAGTACCGATAAGCTGGAGGCGAGGACTGCGCTGTTTGGCAACTCGCGCCTGGTTGTCCGGAACTCGACGCCCCAGGAAGGCGAATTCGGGCCGACCTGGACGAAGTTTCTCAGCGGCACGCAGCATCACTGTTATTTGCCGTGCCCGCACTGCTCGGACGAACGTTCGCGGGATCCGCAGCTCGGTTACCTGGTCACGACGCCATTTCAGCCGCCGGCGGAAGAAGACTGCCGCCCGGGCTGGTCGCCGGCGAGCTACGATCCGCGGCTCGCGGGGTGGCAGAGGTTCACCTTCTTTACGGAAAAGGTGAAAGTGCCTTTCGACGCGGAACTCAATCCGCTCGTCGATGCGGACGGGGTGCTGCTGCCGCGTGACCAGTGGCGGGAGGAGACTACTGGCCAGGCCAACTTCGAACGGTTCGCGGTCTACCAGGACAGGCAGCGGAACGATGACCCCACGCAAATGGAGAGGGTGCGCGTCGGATGGAACATGAAGCGCGTGAGGAAAGGGGCCACCTATCAGTGCCCGTATTGCGAGAAGGATATCGAACAAACGGCGCACCAGACCTGGATGCTGGCCCGGTACCGCTGGATGGCGCACAATCCCGATCCCGAACCATCGCTGGAGGACGACGAGAGCGAGGACGAGGAAGACGCAAAGACAGCGTCGATGCCAGGCGAAGAGGACGAGCACGTGAGCGCGCACGTGTGGAGCTGGTACTCGCCTTTCGAAAAGTGGGGCGTGATCAGCGCCAAATTCCTTCACGCCCGGCGCGACTTCGCCAAGCTGATGACGTTCTGGGTTTATCACCTCGGCCGGCCGCTGCCGCACAATGGCGCCCAGCTCAAGGAGAGCGATATCGAGCGGTGCATTGGGCGTTGCCCGGTGCGCTATCTCCAGGGGCAGATTCCGCTCGAGGCGGAAATGCTGACGATGTGCATCGATCGCCAGGGCACCGAGCTGTGGTTTTCGATCCGAGCTTGGGGCATCCTCTGGGATCATCCGGATTGGCCGACCTGGACTGCGCTAATCGATTGGGGCGAGCTCGCGAGCGAATCGCAGATCGCGGAGAAGGCTGGCCTGGCGCCAGACGCACAGGGTCACTTACGCCGTTTCCGCTTTACGCGGCCGGACGGCACGGTGCGCGAATACGCTGTGACGGCCGGGCTTTACGATTGCGGTTTCGAGCAGGCGACTGTGTTCGATTACTGCCTGGGGCAAACGCACTGGCTGAGTCCAAGCAAAGGCGGTGGCCCGGAGAAGACGGGTGGCAACCCGATCCGGATCAACGAGGGCATCATGGACGGGCAACTCGACCTTATCTGGTTCTGGAGCGATCTCTTTGCGGCGAATCTCTATTACGACTGCATCCTCAACGGCTCCTCGAATGGAGTGCCCATCAACTGGTGGCTGCCGGCTAATATCGATGCCGAGTACAAGAAACAGATGTGCGATGAGCACAGAACCGAGGAAAACGGAAAGCCGGTGTGGAAGCGCCGGGTAAAGAATGATATCGGCGACACCGAGAAAAATCACCGAGTGCTCTCTGGGGAAATCGAGGAGACCCTCGATAAAATCCGGGACGCCAGGACGGCCGCGGAAGCCGAAGCCGCAGAGAAGCCCTCGACCGAACTGATTAAGCGGCGCATCCGGGCTTTGCCGTTATTGTCGGAAGGGAAGAAATGACCTGGGTGTGATAAGGTGCTCGGCGATTGAGCCTTCGCGATGCCCCTGAACTGCTGACGCGCAAAGAGGTTTGCTTCCTTTTCAAGCGTGACCGTACGACCGTCTGGAGATGGGAGCAGGAAGGCGCGCCGTTCGTCGACGGCCGGATCTCCGGCTCGGTGCTCGCCTGGTGGCTGGAGCGTCGCGATGCGGCCAAGCGGCTCGGGATGACGCCCAGGGCATTTTTTGCGAAACCGCGGCCGGTCCAGGAGAAGCTCCTCCAGGCGGCGCTCTTGAATGCAACACTTTGCAACATTTCCGGCGTGGACGGGGAAGCACGTAAAAGGCGACGGTCGCGGGCATGTTGACACGCTCCTCGACTCGCTTGGCACGGCCGCGGGTCAGCCTCTTCGAGTCCCTGACCCGCGCGCTGCTGCCGGGCGCCATCTGATCATGTTGCGCCAAGACACGTCGGACTCATCCATCGCCAGCTACTGGCCCGATACCGAGGGCAGCGCCGATTCGCTCGAGGATCGGATCCGCGAGAAGGCCTCGACGTATGACGGCAAAATGCCGGGCTCCGTTCGCGAGCTGACGGACACCTTGTTTTTGATCCTGAAGGCGGCGCTGCTCGATGCGGACTGGAAGGAGCTGGAGCGGCGCGCGGCGTCGCGCGAGGACGAAGAGGTGACGATCCGGCTCCTGGAACTGATGTCCCGCGACACGGACCGCCACTACCGCATGCGGGCGCTGTGTCTCCTGCGCCTCATGGGTCGGGAAGGGCGCAGTTTCCAGACGCTTGGAGACCTGCTCGGCACGCGGCGAGCGACCGTGCACAAGTGCTACCGGCAGCTTCAGGCACGGCTGGGCGATCTCCGGGGCCGCGGCGATAAGTCGCCCGAGGCCCGCGAGAAGTACCGGCGCCGGCGCATCGGTCAGACGCGGGACCGTGGCGACTCCGATTTCGCGGGCGCGTGGGCGGGGACCTTGCGGCAGATCTTCCTCCCCCCGCCACCGGTGGCCGCCGCGGCATGAAGCTCACGCTCTCCACAATCACCGCGGGATTGCGCGAGGAACGCTTGTGGGAACGCGTGGTCGAATATCACGGCACGGTGCAGCAGTCGCGCGACGCCTGCCTGGCGTGGGCCCGCCAGGGGCTCAAGGCGCTGATCGCCGCCGGCGAGCTGCTCATCGAGGCGCGCGAAAAGCTCTCGGGTGACTTCGAGGACTGGCTGGAGGCTCAGATTGCTTCGCTTCCGGAAGAGGCAAGGTTTTCGCGGAAAACGGCCGGGAACTACATGCGCGCCGTGCGCTTCAAGGAAAGCCTCGAGGACGACGACCCGGAGTTTGCCAGCGTGAAAGAGCTGTATATCGCGGCGGGGATTCTGCCATTGCCGCCTCCGGGCGGCCAGGGCGGGTCCGGATCGGCGCCGGTCTACACGCTCTCGCTGAAGCTCAACGCGCCGGAGCCGGAGAAGTGGGATCCCATGGACCGCCGCGAATTTTTGCAGAAGGCGAAACCCATCATTGATCTCTACGAACGCGTGAAGGCGGCGGAGGCGGCCTCTTAACTATGGACATCAAAACCGAACTTACGAAGCTCACCGCGATTGGCGGGAAGGCTCGACTGACCGCGATGGAAAAAGCGGAGATGATCGGGACTCTGGCGTTGCTCTCGGCGGTCTCAGCCGACGACGATGCCGAGGTGGCCGCGGACGTTTTTGAAGCCCTCGACAATGCCGGCCGAAAATTGGCTCTGGGCGGCTTGGCGTTCATCCTAATGCAGGTCCTCGATCAGAAGTAGCCTGATTCCCCGCGCGTAAGTCGCTCGTAATCAGGCAAACCATTGGCAAGTGCTTGCCAATGGCGTCAACCGGGGACCATTGACACGCGGCGGCGGGCGATGTCTGCCGCCTCTGTCACTCGCTTCACAAATTATCTCGTCAAGAAGAGCGAGAGGGAAGGGAACACTGATTTCGTCAAGCAGCTCGCGAAGCTGGCCGAGGATGAGATCGTCGCGGGCAATGGCGCGGTCGGGTTCCTGCAGACGTGCTCCGGGAACGGAACGAGTGCCACGCAGGCCGAGGCGCTGAGTTGCGATGAGGTGGGTTACGCGTGCGAGCGCGCGTTCGAGATCATCGCCGACACACCCGGGGGCGGCGCGATCACGTTCCCAGACTTCAGCAAAATGAATCTATGAGCCGCGCGCCGAAGGGCAGCGCGCTCCCCAATCTGACGCGCACCGGAACTGAACGGCCCTTTCCAGGAGGCAAGGCGAAGGCCGGTTCCGTTGGTGGAAGCAGTAGCGTTGCCTTTCGGGAGACGATCATGGGATCGCCGGATCGCGGCAATGTCATGTTTCTTTTGCCGAGCGACTCCCGTTTTTACCTGAACGGCTGGACCCGGTACCGGATCAATCAAAAGGTTGAATGGCTCTGGCAACAGTTTGGCCTGTTCAAGGAGATCGGCGCCGGAACCGCGCGGCACGTGGTGGGCAAGGGAATCACGCTCGTGATCGATTCGAACGACCACGAATTCGCGCAGGAAGCGGAAGACGATTTCGGCGAGTGGGCGAGGACGCCCGATCGCTGCGATATTGCTGGCCGTCGTGACCTTTACGACTACCAGAATTTTAACGTGCAGCAGTTCTTGTATCGCGGCGAGGCGTTCGCGGCGCACGTGGATAATCCGCGCTGGAAAGGAGCGCCGGCGTTCCAGGTCTTTGATTCGCAGGAAGTGGTCTCGCCCGAGACCACCGAGGAGGACGTCGTGGACGGCGTGAAGGTCGGAAAGTTTGGCGAGGCGTTGAAATATTTCGTGCAGAGCTGCGGCGAGGAAATAACGCCGATCCCGGCCTCACAGATGATGCACTGGTTTCGCGCTCACGTGGCCAACCAGGTCCGCGGGATTTCCGAATTCGCGCAGGCGGTCAACCCGCTCGTCGATATCCACGAGATCCGGCAGATGGTGAACCGCAACATCAAGGCGAAGCAGCTCCTGGGGATGATCCTGAAGGGCGTGGAGAAGAAGCGCGGCCGCGGCGCGGTCGGAGCGATCAAGAATGCATGCGCCCAGGACAAGGCGACGGCGACGGGCGACACCGCGCAGATGGAGAGTATCTATGGCGCGGCGGGAGCGGGGATCGCTTACCTGGACGAAAACGGAGAGGTGAAACTCATCGAGCCAAACTCGCCCGGGCCGAATCTGGAGGAGTGGATGACGCATTTCCTCCTGCGCGATGTGTGCCTGGCTCCCGGCGTGCCGATGGAGTTTTTCTGGAACATCAATGAGGTGGGGGGCGCGAATACGCGTTTCATCCTCTCGAAGGCGGATCTGTTCTTTCAAATCCTGGCCGATGACGACACGAGCCGGATGTGCACGCCTCTGGCGTACCGGTACCTGCAATGGAGAATCAAAAACAAGAAGTTGCGAAAACCGAAGGATCCGAACTGGCGCATCTCCTGGCAGTTCCCTCGCCGGATCACGACCGATAACGGCAACGACCACGCCGCGCGCCTGGCGAACCTGGCCGCAG